ACGCGCCTAGCTGGGACGGGCCCCCCCCGTCCCAGCATTTCACTTAAAGCGGAGTTCCTATGACACGCACGGAATTTTATGTTTGCCTGTTTGGTGTCTTGATGATCGGGGTGTTTTTAGTGACCGGCTAATGGCTACCGTACCGCCTCGCCCAGATCTGCTTTACAAGGGGTTGCTGTACCGCCGTACCACTATAGTATTAAATTTACAAAAACAAAAAAAATAAATTCCCGAGTTTATAGACGGTACAGACGGTACAGGTGGTACAGTCCACTAACCATATCGTATATAAGGATTTTTCGGCTGTCGGAGCGTACCGCCTCGGAACACACGGAATCTCGGTCGCGGGACGCTGTCTCAGTTAATTGCAGTTTGTTTTTGGGGTTTCTGGGGGTATTGTAACTAAGGTTAACTATTTCAGGACTTGTCTTATACCACTTACGGCACGTTGTTAAAGTGAGCCGGTGGTACACTGGCGGTACAGCTATGAAACTAAAGGAAAAAGTGCTGTTAGAGTGCTTTTGGAGAGGGGCATATGGGTAACCAAAATAAGGTGTATAAAAAGACGGACGGTACAGGTGGTACACCTCAACGAGGGGGGAATCGTGGCCCCAATCGCAAGCTGACTCGACGGCAAGAGAAGTTTGTGAAGGAGTTGGTTGCGAACGACGGACTAATCACCCTCAGAGAGGCAGCGATTCGCGCGGGTTACCCTTCCGGAAGCGCGCATGCTAGGGCTTGGGAGTTAACCAACAGCAACATCAGCCCGCATGTCGTTGCGGAAATTGCGAGGTATCGAGACGAATTAGATGAGCAATACGGGGTCACATACAAACGACATATCAAAGACATGCACAGACTGAGAGAAATTTGTATCCAACAAGGTGCGCTTTCGGCAGCCGTCCAGGCCGAGAAAAATCGGGGTTTGGCGGAGGGTTTGTATGTCAGCAAGTCAGAAATCAGGACCGGCAGCATCGACCAGATGAGCCGCGCCGACGTGGAGAAAGAACTTGAACGCATCAGATCGGGATTTGACCAGATTATTGACATCACTCCAGAAGCCGAAGAAATCGACGAACCAGATTCCGAGGACGGCGATGAAGAACCGGGAATCGGGGTTGTGGCGTCTGATAAGCGACGGGCTGCGAAAGTCGAAACGGAAAATTGAAACCACACGCCTTGAAAGCTGGGCCCTTCCGGGAGTCCCTGATGTTCTTCTATGTAACGAGCGTGGCGTCATCAGCCTTTTGGAACTTAAGGTTATTAAAGGACGGTCTGGTAAGGTCAATTTGTCCGCCCATCAGTGTGCTTGGCTGTCTCGGCATTCCAGGGGGCCTGCTTTTATTGTCGTTCGCGATGGCAGCTTGGATATTAGTGTGTTTCCTGCTTCCGCCGCTGTTGATCTGCGTATGGATGGCCTTGCAGCCGTGGAGGCTATGGCTGTTTTTGCGGAGCCGTATGATTGGGAATCTTTTTTCAGGTTGACCTCACCAACCTGAATGATGTATGGGTTAACTCCCATAACAAGGAGTCAAAAATGCTGACCGATATCGTCAAGACCAAAGAAGAGTGCGTCTGCGAGCGTGCCGAGCGTGTCGCGGCGGAGCTTTTCCGCATCAAGCCCGCGTACCTTATTGATGCAATCCGCCGTGAGCACCGCACGAACCAGCAGCTAATCGCGGTTTTCATTCTGGAGTTGTTGCAGCACTGGAGCCATGAGTACGAGTCGGGTAATTACGATCTGCGCAACGAGGCGACGTGCGAGATGGCGAACGATGTCATGGACGACCGCACGCCTCACCTACCTTACATCTAGAGAGGAGTCGAATATGGAATGGTTCGCGGACTGGTTGCAGGAAGTTATCGAAAGATTAGCCCATTGGCTGGAGGACAGAGGATGATTTGTTCAGACTGCCATGGAAACGGGTACGCGCGGCAATCCGACGGCGAGATAGCGCAGTGCGAAATGTGCGACTCACAAGGTGAAATAAGCGAGTTAAGGAGACCTAGCCATGGTCACACCGGAGGAGCGGATGGCGCTTTGGAAGCGCCACGCCGCCGAGCATCCCAACCCGCTTAGTTGGGAATCATTCAAGCGGGCAATCGTGCCCGGTGCCACGCCAGCCGAGATTCTGGAGATCGCCGCCGAGCGTGCAAACAAGCAGAGAACAAGTTGGAAAAACCCATAAGGAGCCTTCCAGTGACTGTTTAGCGCGATCGTGCCCTACTAAGCCCGCTTCAGAGCGGGCTTTCTTTTTGCTTGCTTGTGTGGGATTTATCCCATAACATAAGATTCCTTATCATATAGGAGTCGACGATGTATCAAGGAATTCAGACAGAAATACGCGAACTAGTGCAGAAGCGAATCAAAATGGCGCTGCTTCTATGCAATGGAAACAAAACCGCCGCCGCCGATATGCTTGGCTTGCCTAGTTATCAAACGCTGACTAATTGGATGGCAAAATATGGAGTCAAAAATGATAAATGATATTGAAACGCTACGCCGCGCTCTAAAACTCGGCGAATATTGCGGCATCGTATTATACGATGGCCCATCGCGAATTGATGGCGCGCCCATTGTCTGCATCGCTTGCCGCATCACTGAAGCCAGCGGGAACGCTAAAACCGGCGCAATGGTTCAAACTTTTATAATGCTCCGGGATATCGACCCTAACAAAGCATTGAAAACCGGCGACGATGCGAGCGTATGCGGTGATTGTCCGTTGCGTCCAATTCATAAAGGCGCGACTCGGTGCTATGTGCGGGTGTATCAAGCGCCGCTATCGGTTTGGAACGCGTACCAGCGCGGACGGTATGCCGTGCCTGGAGTCGATTTTGACGCCGCATTATTGCCGCAATTGTTCGCCGGGTTATCGTTTCGCATAGGATCATATGGCGACCCCGCCGCTATTCCCGCCAACGTGTGGAAAGTAGCAACGCGGCGCGTGAAGAATCGCACGGGATACACGCACCAATGGCGTCGGCGCATCGGAGTCGGACTCAAGAATCTATGTATGGCGAGCGCGGACTCCGAGTCCGATGTCGCGACGGCGACGGCGCGCGGATGGCGAACATTCAGAGTCCGCAAACATGACGCGCCGACTCTCGTAAACGAGTCTATTTGTCCAGCAAGCGCGGAAGGCAAGCGGCGCACGCAATGCGATACGTGCGGACTCTGTAAAGGCGCAACAATTGCCGCCAGAAATATCGTTATTGCCGATCACGGGCTGATGGACTCGCGCCGTCGCGCCGTTGCTTAATTCTAGGCTTGCTAAATAGGATCTGTCCGCTATAATCCTATCTAGCGGCAAGCAATGGGTTTGCCGCACCATCTAAAACGGAGTCAAACATGTCTACATTACTTTATAATTCAGCAACTGATATCAAAGTAAACCGTTCCGATCTGGCAAACTTGCAAACGCCGCCGCCGATTGGTTCGCGCCACGCGCCCTATCCATTTCACTCGTTTGTACAGGATACGGTAAACGCGATTGAGAATTCCGGTTACGTTATTAATGACGAGGATTATGCAATAACCAAAAACGAAAACCGGCTATTCGGTTTGCTTACCGTATCGCGTCCGGTCGATGGATATCCGGCGCGCCGACATGATACGTTTGTAGGATTGCGGGGGGCGCATGACCAATCGATATCACGCGGACTCACTATTGGTTCACGCGTTATGGTTTGTTCCAATCTTTGCTTTTCTGGCGATCTGGGAAACTGGAAAAGCAAGCAAACCACAAACATCGCAGACCGGATTCCCGATATGGTTTCCGACGCTGTTGCCGGACTGTGCCATGCGGACAAGCAATTGACTGTAGACTTCGACTCGTTTGCACAGCGCCAAATAACGCGCGACCAAGGCGACGATATCCTACTGGATATTTTTCGTTCCGGCGGATTTAGTTCGAGCCAATTGGGCCGCGCAATTGCGGATTGGGATGATTGCAGCGTGCCGGAACACACGGAACATGGTCGCTCCGCATGGTGGTTATTCAATAGCTGTACGCACGCCTTAAAGCCAACTGGGGCAAATAGTAACCACGGCGATTTGCAGCACCGCTCAACAATTATCTATAACAAGATGGTGCGAGGTTCGCGCCCGTTGCTTGCTGCATAATCCGTTCAACATATCCCTCCTACTTGGGCCCGCCATTGCGCGGGCCCTCTTTTTATGGTGCGCGTTACTGTGCGTTAATCCGTCCCCGTGCCGCCTGCCGCACGGGGCAATGAAACGTACGAACCGGTGATCCTCGCGCCGTGCCAATGTGTTAGCGCGCATGGTGCGCGACTAGTTGTCCCCGGCTATCGCCTACCGCACCGGACAAGCTTGATTCCGGGGTGCACGTGTTTGCGTCCAGGCGCACGTGTTTGCGTCCAGGCGCACGTGTTTGTCGTCCTGGTGACGTACACTGGCGCTAGGTTCCTCGACACTGATTCCACTAGCGATTCCAATGACTTGTCGCGATCGATCCGATAATCTGGCCCGCGTGGGGGAGGGGCGATGGCTTCGGCTCTGTTCCGCGAAAATAATCCCGTAAAAAATGATATGGCTTAACGGGTGTACTTTTTGCTACAACAAATCCCATATAATGTTTCACGTGAAACAATTGTGAGAGGCTCCCATGCTCCGAACAGAGACGCCAGAAGTCCAAGATCGCAGACTAAAGTTAGAGCTTAGGCTCGCCCAGATGTCAGAGGTAGAAGGGTGCAGGGAGGACTTCCTGAAGTACGTCAGGAAAGTATGGCCTGAGTTTATTGCAGGGGCCCATCACCGTATGATTGCAAAAAAGTTCGAGGACATTGCAACGGGAAAAAACAAGCGTCTGATAATCAACATGCCTCCACGGCATACGAAGTCCGAGTTCGCTAGTTACCTTCTTCCGTCATGGATCATTGGCCGTGAGCCGAAGACAAAAATAATCCAAACCACTCACACTGCGGAGCTAGCTGTAAACTTTGGCCGTAAGGTTCGAAATCTCATTGCAACGACCGAGTACCAAAATATTTTCGATTCTGTAAACCTACAGGCTGACAGCAAGGCTGCGGGTCGATGGTCCACGAACCATGGTGGGGAGTATTTTGCGGCTGGTGTAGGCGGTGCGATAACGGGTCGCGGCGCTGATTTGTTGATTATTGACGATCCTCATTCGGAGCAGGATGCGTTATCGGATACGGCCATGGACCATGCGTATGAGTGGTACACGTCGGGTCCCCGGCAGCGTTTGCAGCCCGGAGGTGCCATTGTAATTGTAATGACTCGTTGGTCGTTGCGCGATTTGACGGAGAAGGTGATCAAGGCCCAGGGTTATGATGAGAATTCGGACAAGTGGGAGATAGTAGAGTTTCCTGCTTTGATGCCGAGCGGGAATTCCTGTTGGCCTGAGTATTGGAAGAAGGAGGAATTGGAGGGTGTTCGTGCTTCGTTGTCTGTTTCCAAGTGGAACGCGCAGTGGCAGCAGAATCCTACTTCTGCGGAGGGTGCGATTATCAAGAAGGAGTGGTGGAAGCGTTGGGAGGAGGACGAGATTCCGCAACTTGAGTATGTAATACAGAGTTACGACACGGCGTTTAGTCGCAAGGAGACTTCGGATTACAGTGCGATAACGACGTGGGGGGTATTTTATCCGCAGCAGGAGGGTCCTGCGCATTTGATACTTTTGGATTCAAAGAAGGGGCGCTGGGATTTTCCGGAGCTTAAAACGCAGGCTTTGGATCAGTTCAATTTTTGGGAGCCTGAGACGGTTATTGTGGAAGCAAAGGCTTCTGGGATGCCTTTGACTCAGGAGCTTCGGCAACTGGGCATACCTGTTGTAAACTTTACACCTAGCAAAGGAAACGATAAGCTTACGAGGGTCCATTCGGTTTCTCCATTATTTGAGAGCGGAATGATATGGGCCCCGGACGAACGTTGGGCGGACGAGGTTATTGACGAGTGCGCGGCATTTCCGAATGGCGAGCACGATGATCTTGTAGACAGCACCACGCAAGCTCTGATGCGTTATCGTCAGGGCAATTTTGTACAGTTGCCGAGCGACGATTGGGTAGACAGTGAGCCGTCCACCTACATACGGAGTTACTATGGCTGACGAACCAACGGATTCCAGCGCAGAAAAAGACATGAAGTGCCCTATTTGCGGGTGCGACAAGCCCAAGGCGTGGGTAGAGGGCCGTTATCGGTGCGTGGATTGCACTTGCGCCGTGGACGACGCCTGCTGGGGAGCCCTTGAGGATGGCTGACGAACCAAAACCGTCTCGTTTTTGGGTAGAGTACTTGCCCGTTAACGATGCATATGTGGCCTTGTTTGGCAATAAATTAGAAACAGCTTCGCTCATTCCTTTACGGCACCCCGACATACCGGCACTGGGGAAAAAGCGCAATGTTGCGACTCCTATGGAGCAGCAATATGGGCACGAAAGGTGGGAGCAGTTACCAAAAGAACAGACCCTTTTTTCATCGTTAGAAGAGATTGATTCCGTTTTGAAAAAAAGTGGCCTGTGGAGAAACCCAGAAAACAACGATATATCTACGATACAGGGTCCGACAAATCTCAGCACCCCGCCCACCCCCGACGAACCACGGCCCACGGACCAGTCTAATTTACCCGCCGCAATTGGCGCAGCCGCCGAAGCTTCCCGGCTTGCACTGCCTCCGGACGACAAACCAGGGCCCAAGGGAAAAGCATTCGGTAGCGGTATTGGGAGTTTGATGTTCCGTAGGATGTTTCCTCTTATCCAAGCCGTACAGAAGGGCTACGAGCATCTTTTAACCGAAGATCAAAAGAGAGAAATGCGGGAGTTTCTTGCCCAGCCCACCCATGAATTTTTTGGCATGGACAAGTCGGGCCTTGAATCGTTCAAGGAAAAACTTGGTATCTTGGACGACGACATACCGGAGGAGACTTCTCTCAGCGTTATTGAAGGGCGCACGGAAAAACCCTTGGATGAGGTGTCTCAGAGCACTCTTAAACGGCGATTAAAAGCGGCGAAGAAGGAGCTTTCAGACCTGACCGGTATGACGGTCAAAAGGGACGTTACAAATCGGATGGAGGAACGAATACAAAATCTTGGCAAGGAAGATCCTCTTCTTGCAAGACGACTGGATAGTCTTGTTACCCGAATTTACGATTTGAAGGAACGGATAAATCCTGACACTAGGTTTGGGTCAAGTTGGCGCACACACCCCGAGCAAGGTCCTCCCCCGGGCCCCACAGACTTGTATTTTCAAGGCATGGCTAGGCAACGGGAAGAGACTGAGGGAACTCTTTTCAAGGCCCTTGGTTCATTGCCATCCGATTATCTTGGTGTGGAATCGGATTGGTTTCCCCAAGACCTTGGGCGGATATTGTCTAACCTTCCCCCGGACAGAATCCGTTCTATAGACGCGCTTCTCAAACAACGCGACGGGAAAGGTTTGCTAGACCACACGTTCCCTCAGACTCGAACCGACACGATAATTAAGGTAGATCCCGATCTGCCTAGAACAGACCCAGAAACGGTTCAAAACCGGGTACGAAACATTCTTGATCCAGGGGCCCAATCCTACATTCAACTTGTAGACGAAGAGCCTCCGGATACCACTATGGCTTATGGTGGTCTTGTGGTTAGGCCCTTGTACGACCCGTGATTCGTGTAAAAGTGTAAGTTGTGAAACTCTTATCTTTTCTTGTTTTGTTTTTCGTAGCTGTGTCTTCGGCTTCCGCGCAGAACTTTTGTGGCAAACGGGAAGAGGTTATAGAAAGGTTACGGGACACGTGGCAGGAATTACTAACGGCTAACGGATTGGCGTTTAACAACCAGCTTGTTGAATTATTTGTGTCGGATAAAGGCTCATGGACCATTGTCCTTTCTGACCCCAACGGTCGTTCCTGTGTTGCGGCTACTGGTCAAGGTTGGACTTCCCGCGAACCACGTGTATCTCCAGAAGGCACGTGATGGATGGTAAATCTTTAGACAGGACTATTTTACAGGAAACTTTAGATGGTGCTACTATGTCTATTGTGATTGATCCGCGCGTCGAGGAGAGTCCTCCGGGCTTTATACGTGTGTTTGAAGACCTTAGATTAGTCCGGGATTATTTAACTTACCTACGGTCAACCTAGCCATGTCCAACTTAAAAGAACTTACCGTTAGCGAATATCTTCTAAATTTACGGAGGCCGAAGAAACAATCTGGGTTTAAACTTCCTTTTGTTCCTTATGAGATTGTCCCAGAGGATTCGACAGTACCGGACTCAGAGGGGCGTCAACAAGTGCTTGGGGTAGCGGCAAACCCGTTACATTCAACAAAGATTTTGCCCCAGTTTATTTTCCGGTCTTCGTCACCCGGGGTGGGAGCGGCACCGGATAGGGTGCAAGCGGAAACGAGTGTTGGAGGGGATAGGGCAGCGTTAAATGTAAGCGGGGAGCGCAGCATAAGTGGAGGCCCGTACGACATGAACTACATAAATGCCCGCGTTGGTCCTCTATCTTTTTTTGGAAGCGAAGGCACTGGGGAGGGACGAGAAAAAATACGCAGAGTTGGCGGTTCTGCAAGCCTTGGTCCCGTAGCTTTGTATGGTGAAAGAGAAGACACCACTCGGACGGTCATTCCGGAACGGGACCGACGATTTTTCACAAACCCGAATGTAGACGTAAACCAGCGGGTGTTCGGGGTCCGTGGTTCAGTGCCCGTGGGCCCCGGTACGTTATTCGCTGATCTTTCCCGTCGGTTTTCGGGTGTCAGAGAACCCCAGTTTTTTCGTCAACCCCAGCGCCCGCAGCACCGGGGTCCCAACGTGACGGAGTTGCGAGGCGAGTATGCGGGCAAGGTCGGCCCCGGAAGACTTGGTCTCGCAGGTCGTTATACGGACATTCGTGGAAGGGGAACGGACAAAGAGGCGGGTTTGTCTTATATGGTAGACGACCCATTTGGTCGCGGTGGACAGTTCACGGTCCAAGGAACCTATGCAAATCCATACGGTGCTCCGAGCGCAGCGCAGGGGACACTGCGGTGGACGGTGCCTTTAGGAGGTCGCCGCTAATGCCTTTGACAAAGAAGGGCGCAAAGATAAAGCGCAAGATGACGAAGACGTATGGTAAAGGTAAGGGTAATCAAGTCTTTTACGCCAGTATAAATGCAGGTAAGGTAAAAGGCGCGGAGAAACACAGAAAAGGTGGACGACGAGATGCCTAACGTAATGGGACGCGAATTTCCGTACACGCCGCAAGGCATGGCGGCGGCTGAACAGTATAAGCAAGCCATGGGTATGCGCGACGGCGGCATGATGGGATTTCGTCCTATTGGGTACGCTAACGGAAGTCCGGGCGTCCCGGTAACAGATTCGATGGCCGTGATCCGAGAGTTGCAGGAACTGGAACTAACAGGAACCACACCGGATGTGATTGCGTTTATAGAAGGGAGGCAACGCGATCTAGCGAGGGCCGTGGAGGAATACCCGGAGTTCGCATCCTACCTTAACAGGATGCTGACACGCTTCGCTTCGGAATCGGCGGCTCCTCAACCCGCTGTCGAGAACAGGGGCGACGTACCATACACGGGGGTTCTTCCCGGAATGAGGATGCCTCCTGAAGGAGGAGATCAACTTTTAATCCAGCCTCCGCCGGAGACGGCTCCGCCTCAAGGGATGGCTCCGATGCCGGAGATGGCTCCGTATAACGACCTGCCAAACCAAGGGATGGCTCCGATGCCGGAGATGGCTCCGTATAACGACCTGCCAAACCAAGGGATGGCCCCGATGCCGGAGATAGCTTTTCCCCAAGGGATGGCTCCTCCCCAGCCATTCCGGGGCGGTGGGATTGCCTCACTAAGGCGTTACTAGATGGCTAGGAACCCGCTACCCCGCAGTAATTTTGGAACGGCCTCTCTTATAGAAAGGCGCAACGAGATACCGCCTGTGGAACTGGAAGAAGGCTCTGACGCAGAGGTGTTTCTTGACGATGCAAGCATCATCGAAGCGCCCGGTTTAAATATAGAACTGGAAGATGACGGGGGAGTTGTTGTCGATTTTGATCCCCGTATGGATCAGGTTTCAAATGCAGGGTTTTATGACAACCTTGCAGAGGAAGTGGACACCGGACTCTTGTCCCGGATAGCTTCGGACCTGTTGGATCAGTACGAGGCTAACAAGGATGGTCGTAAGGATTGGGAGGACACTTACCGAACCGGTTTAGAACTTCTTGGTTTTAAATACGAGGAGCGTTCGGAACCTTTCCGGGGTGCAACAGGAGTGACGCACCCTCTTCTTGCAGAAGCCGTAACCCAGTTTCAGGCGCAGGCGTTTGGAGAGCTTTTACCAGCAGGGGGACCTGTAAACACACAGATTTTAGGCGAGTCTTCTCCTGACATAGAGGCCCAATCGGATCGTGTACGCAACTTTATGAATTATCAAATCACGTGTGTTATGAAGGAATACACACCTGAATTTGACCAAATGTTGTTTTACCTACCGTTGGCTGGTTCCACGTTCAAAAAGGTGTATTACGATGATTTCCTGGGTCGCGCTGTCAGCAAGTTTGTTCCTGCGGAACAACTGATCGTCCCGTATACCGCGACGGATTTGGAAACAGCCGAGAATGTAACACATGTTATCCAGATTTCGGAGAACGAGCTTCGGAAGAAACAAGTAGCCGGTTTTTATTCCGATATTAAAGTGTCCGCATCGCAGTCGGACCCGTCCGAGGTCCGTGAGGAGATGGACGAGATAAGTGGAGTAGAGCCCAGCCGTCTGGATACCGAAGTTACGTTACTTGAATGTCATGTAGATCTGGATTTGGAAGGATTTGAAGATTCCGATCCCAGCGGCGAACCCACGGGTATCAAACTTCCCTACGTTGTAACTGTGTCAGAGGATAATGGGAAGGTTCTAAGCATTCGTCGGAACTACAAGGAGGGAGATCAGAACCGTAAGAAAAACCAGTACTTTGTTCATTTCAAATTCCTTCCCGGGTTTGGTTTTTACGGCTTAGGTTTAATTCACATGATTGGTGGGTTAAGCCGAACGGCTACTGCTGCGTTACGCCAGCTTATTGATGCTGGGACTTTGGCTAATTTACCCGCAGGTTTCAAGACTCGCGGTCTTCGTATCCGGAATGATGACGAACCGCTGTCCCCGGGCGAGTTCCGGGACGTGGATTCTCCCGGAGGTGCTATCCGGGATTCATTGATGCTCCTTCCGTACAAGGGAGCGGATCAGACTCTGTTTCAGCTAATGGGGTTCTGTGTGGAGGCTGGTCAGCGGTTCGCTGCGGTGTCTAATTTACAGGTTGGAGACGGGAACCAGCAGGCTGCGGTTGGAACCACCATTGCAATGCTGGAGCAGGGTGCAAAAGTAATGTCGGCCATACATAAACGGCTGCATTACGCTCAGAAAGACGAGTTTGATCTTCTTGCAAAGGTGTTCGGGGAATCCCTTCCACCGGAGTACCCTTACAACGTTGTTGGTGCGGAACGGGTTATAAAATCGGAGGATTTTGATGATAGGATTGACATTATTCCAGTTTCCGATCCCAACATATTTTCTATGTCGCAAAGGGTTGCTATGGCGCAGACTGAGTTACAGTTGGCGCAAGCGGCTCCGGACTTGCATAACATGTACGAAGCGTTTCGTAGGATGTATAAGGCGCTTGGGGTCAAAGACGTTGATTCTATTCTCAAGGTCGTAGATCAGGAAGAAGCTGTTCCTAAAGATCCCGCAGTAGAGAATTCGGAAGCACTTGAGAACATTGAACTAGAGGCGTTCCAAGGACAGAATCACAAGGCCCACATAATGGCTCATCTAGTTTTCGGGTCTTCTCCTATGGTTGGACAGCTACCTTCGGTAGCAATGTCCTTGCAAAAGCATGTCATGGAGCATGTTTCTATAGGCTCTAAGGAACAGGTTTCATCACAGATGATGCAACAGCTTCAGGGACAAGAGCCGAGCGAGGAGCAGGTTTTACAGATAGAATCCATGGTGGCGGAACAGATAGCGCAAGGGATGCAGGAGGTCAAAGCTCTAAGTCTTCAAATAAGCGGTCAGTCCGAACAGCAACAAGATCCTTTGATTGCCTTGAAAGAGCAGGACTTACAGCTTCGGGCAAAACGGGATGAGGCCGAGCATCAGATAGATCAGGCACGACTTTCTCTGGATCAACAGAAAGCACAGTCCACGGCAGATCTTGGGGCGCAAAGAATACAGTCTCAGGAAGAAATAGTGGCGGCTCGTATACAGGCGGCACGCGAACGCGAGTTGATGAAACAAACTGGTCAATAGGAGGCTGTTATGGAAAAACAGAAAGGTTCCGTGGGCGTTGCGCGGAAAGGTATTGTTGTGAAGGATCAGGGTTTTGTTCCTTACAGCGACTCGAAGACCGAGACCACACCGAACGTGTCCAAGGCTACTTCGGTTTCCGGGAAAAATCGTGGTATGGGCGCGGCGCTTCGTGGTGGCTCCTTTAAAATCTGCTAGATAAGGATCATACAAATGACCTGGATCATGGATCGCATGAAAGAGCCTTCCAGCTACGCTGCTCTGGGCGGTGTAGTTGTGGGAGTAGGTGTTCTTCTCTCGCAGCCTGCTGTAATTGTTGTCGGCATGGTGGGGGGAGTGGTTGGCTTTCTTTTAAAAGAAAAAGGCGTCTTTTAAGTTCTTCTGATGTGTACGGAATTAAGTCATGTCGCAAGGAACGGATGTATCTATTATAGAGCTTTTCAATGCGGGATGGCCGGTTATCGTTGCTATTATTGGGCTGATAATCGTACTCGCCAAGATGCACGGTGATCTGGAAGTACTGAAAGATAAGGTTAAAGTCTTGTTTGATCTCTGGAACGCTAAAAAATGACCCAAAAAAAGTTGCAAAAGGATAGCCGGTATCAAGCCCTGGATCTTGATGGTGACGGTATTGTGTCGGACACCGAACTGGCAGCGGTTGAAGCCCTTGAGACTGCGGAAAAGATGGATGCCCAACGTCACATGGCATGGTGCGCCCTTGCCATTATGGCTGTTATGACAGGTCTTTTGTTTTTTGTAGTGAGCGAGAGCAGACTCAAGTCTATAAGCGATCTTTTGGGTCTGGCTTACATAGCTTTCTCTGGGGTTGCCTGTGCTTATATGGGTATGAGCGCCTATATGAGCAGAAAGTAGGATAGAATCCTATGATTATGTCGCTTCTAGGTACTGCGTTAGGGTTTGGAACGTCTATAATCCCGGAGGTTTTGGGGTATTTTAAGCAGGGGCAGCAAAATAAGCAGGATTTGGCCTTGCTTGAGGCCAAGGCCAAGTATGCAAGCCAGTTATCCACGCTAAAGATTGCGGAACTGGATGCGGAAGCGGATATTGCGGAGACGAAGGGTATTTATGAGCATGACAGGTCTATTGACGCTGGAGATTTTGTCAACGCTCTCAGGGGTAGCGTTCGCCCTGTCCTTACTTATGCCTTCTTTCTCCTATTTGCTACCATCAAAGGCGTCACGGTATACACTATGGTGATGACTGATGGGATGGACTTGTCTGCGGGTCTAATTGCTATCTGGGACCCCGAAACTTCCGTCATATTCTCTTCTATAATTGCCTTCTGGTTTGGTTCTCGCAGCATGAGCAAGGCTCGGGCATGGCAACAAGAGAAGAAGCCCTAATGGACGGAATTTTATTGGCGGAAAAACTTTTGCAGGTTATTACAGAACGTCGAGGTCGGGTCTCGGATATTATGGTTTCCGGTGGGGTGCAAAATCACGAAGAGTATAAACAACTGGTTGGCAACGTAGAGTCTTTGGATTATATAGGACAGGAGTTGAGAGATATCTTAGAAAAGGCAGATTTATGACCCAAAAATCCGAAACTACCGGGGCTTCCAGTGTAGTTTCCTTAGACCACGCCTATGTGAGACCCGAAGAACGGGTTCTAGACCCCACGAAGTTAGACGCCGATACTTTCAACAGGTTGCCCAATCCCACGGGCTGGCGTTTGTTAATTCTCCCGTACAGAGGCAAAGGTAAAAGTCAGGGGGGCGTTCTTCTTCCGGATGCCGTTGTTGACAGAGAGTCGGTAGCTACGGTGTGTGGGTATGTCCTAAAAGTCGGTCCCCTTGCTTATGAAGATCGCAAGAAGTTTCCGAGTGGGCCGTGGTGCCGGGAGAAGGATTGGATTATGTTTGGAAGATATGCTGGGGCACGATTTAAGATAGACGGCGGAGATGTCCGCATTCTGAACGATGACGAGGTAATAGCGGTTATACAGGACCCTGAAGATATCCTGCATTTTTAACATGGAGATGAACCATGCCTGAAGAAGCCCAAGACGAGTTAGTTGTAGACATTCCTGAGACTGCTTCCAGTGTAGACGTTGTCGTGGAAGATTCCCCGGCGATTGAGGGGTTAGAACGGGGGTCCGAGGAACCTTCTCAAGAGCACGAAGAATATAGTAAAAAAGTTAAGCGACGAATCGACCGGCTTACGAAAAAAGCGCGGGAGGCGGAACGGCAGCAACAGGCGGCAGTTGAATATGCCAGGGGTGTGCAAGCGGAGAATAGTCAGCTTAGGAACCGTGTTCAGGATTTAGACCAAGGTTACATTGAAGAATATGGGGACCGCGTAGCAACGCAGTCCGAATCCTTGTCCCGAGATCTGGAGACTGCCATAGCGACCAATGACACTTCTTCTCAGGTAGAGATTAATAAGAAGCTCTCGCAACTTGCAATAGAGGAGGAGCGGGTTAAGGCGGCTAAACAACAACAGTCCGAGGCTGCTCAACGGGCTCAACAGGTTCAAGCTCAACAGGTTCAAGCTCAACAGGTTCAAGCTCAACAGGTTCAAGCTCAAGCTGCCGCACCGGCCCGTCCTGATCCAAGAGCCGTGGAATGGGCGGAGAGGCCAGAGAACCATTGGTTTGGTGAAGACGATGCCATGACGTTCGCGGTTTTCGGAATACACAAGACTTTGGTCGAGCAAGAAGACTTTGACACAGACTCACCAGAGTATTATCGTGTAATTGATGAGAGAATACGAGAAGCGTTTCCCCATAAATTTCGGGGCACTACTTCTTATACAGGAGGAAACAGGCCACAACAGGCTGTTGCTTCTGCCACACGTTCGGGGCCATCCGGGCGCAAAACAGTGAGATTATCCCCAAGTGAAGTTACTATCGCGCAGAAGTTGGGGGTTCCTTTAGACCAGTACGCGAAATACAAACGCTAGGAAATGACAGTGTCTGAAAACAATATTGATCGTACTCCTCGCGCATCCAAGACCCGAGCCGTAAAAATGCAAAGGAAACCTTGGAGCCCACCGTCTTTATTAGACGCACCCGAACCGCCAGAAGGCTTTGTCCACCGATGGATACGGTCCGAAGTCAGGGGTTTTGACGACCGAAAGAATGTGTCCGCCCGCATGAGAGAAGGGTGGGAACTTGTTCGGAAAGAAGAGTACCCTGAATTTGAGGCCCCAACAGTGGATACCGGGACCTATGAAGGTGTTTTCGGCGTAGGAGGACTGTTGCTGGCCCGTATTCCAGTTGAGATTGTTGCGGAGCGTAAGGACTATTTTGGTAAAATGAGTTCGGATGCAATGACCGCAGTTGACAATGATCTTATGAAGGAAACGCAGCATCATTCGATGGCGATTCAGAAGCCTGAACGACAATCGCGTGTAACGTTTGGAGGCCCTAGAAAATAGGGCACATGTTTTGAACCCTTTTGCTTTAAGGAGCAAACGAAATGGCTAACATTAACGGAAGCTTTGGCCTCCGTCCGCTCAATAAGATGGGTGGCGCGGCCAATTCCACTGCTACTTCAAACTATACTCTTTATGAGATAGCGAATGGCAATACAAACAAGCTTTATCACGGGGAACCCGTGATTCCTCTATCCACTGGTTATATCGACGCTCCTGGAGCGGCGGCTGGTGGTACGGTAGGGCTTTTGGGTGTATTCCAGGGCTGTGAGTATGTTTCTAGTACCACTGGAAAACCTACGTGGAGCAATTACTGGCCCGGTTCTGGGGCAGATAGCAACCACCCCGTCAAGGCATATGTCAACGACGATCCAATGCAGCTTTATGTTATTGCAACGGATGCTTCGTGGACCAGTAAAGCTACGGCACGTGCCGCAGTTTTTGCTAACGCCAACTTCTCAACCGCAATTACTGGCACGGATTCCACTGGTGTGTCGTTAGGTCGCCTCGCGATCAGCACGATTGCCACTACGGCTGCGCTACAAATGCGGATTATGGGTTGGGTGGAAGATTCTTCAAACGAAGATTTTTCCGCAGCGGGCATTGGTGCAATTGTCCGATTTAATAACCACTTCAATAGCAATAACGGTGCTATTGCTGCTGGTACTCCTTCAACTACCGGCGTATAGGAGGGTTTGAAAAATGGCTATTAGTAGAGCACAACTCGTTAAAGAGTTGGAACCCGGCCTGAACGCATTGTTCGGAATGGAGTACGATCAGTATGATCGGGAGCACGAAGAGATTTTTTCTATGGAAAGCTCGGACCGTGCTTTTGAAGAAGAGGTGATGCTTTCGGGTTTTGGAAGCGCCCCAACCAAGGCGGAAGGTAGTGCAGTATCCTTCGATGACGCGCAAGAAGCTTATACAGCACGTTATACGATGGAAACGATTGCCCTGGCCTTTTCGATCACAGAAGAGGCTGTTGAGGATAACCTGTATGACCGTCTTGCCGGTCGTTACACAAAGGCCCTCGCACGTAGCATGAGCCAGACAAAGCAGGTTAAGGCCGCAGCGGTTCTTAACAATGCTTTTGACAGCACATATACCGGTGGTGACAGCAAGGAACTTTGCGCTACGGACCATCCCCTCGTAACGGGGAGTACGTTCCGTAACGAACTTTCCACTGCGGCGGATCTTAACGAGACTAGTCTTGAACAGTCTCTGATTGATATCGCAAGTTTTGTTGACGAACGGGGCCTGAAAGTTGCGGTTCGCGGCATGAAACTGATTGTTCCTAAAGAGCTTCAGTTCACAGCGGATCGTCTTCTAGAATCTACCCTACGCACGGGTACTGCGGACAACGACATTAACGCAGTCCGGAATATGGGTATGCTTCCAGAAGGATACGCCGTTAATCACTTCCTTAGTGACACGGATGCTTTCTTCATCTTGACAGATGCACCCAACGGTCTTAAAGGCTTTAACCGTACCGCCGTCCGAACTTCTATGGAAGGTGATTTTGATACGGGGAATGTCCGTTACAAAGCTCGGGAGCGGTATGCTTTCGGCTGGTCTGACCCACGCGGCATTTTTGGCTCCCCAGGAGCATAAACCATAAGGGGAGGGTCTTTTAGGCTCTCCCCTGCTTTATAAATTTTTCTGGGACTACATAGCCCTAGCGACTGGCCCAGCAGACGCTCACAAGACTCTAGGGCGAAACCTTTGTGAGAAGGATATTACGATATGGCTAGAACAACTTTTTCCGGGCCCGTTCGTTCGTTGCGCGGGTTTATAACCGCAGGACCCGATGCAGTTGTAAATATAACTGCTGAGACCACTCTTACGTTTGCCAGTCATGCTGGTCGTGTCATGGAGGTAAATGACGCGGATGGTGCAATAACCCTGCCTACCATACAAGCTGATTCTAAGGGATCATCTGCCGGGCAAGATGATCCAAATGTAAACAACCAACTTGGTGCTGTTTACAGGTTCTTTATTGGAACCGACGCTACTGATCTTGATATTAAAACAGACGGAACAGACAAGTTTCTTGGCTCTGTAGCGGTTGGCGTCACGGATGGAAGTTACAAAGTTTTCATACCCGGAGCCTCTAATGATGTGATTTCTATGAATGGCGGAACGCAAGGTGGAGATAAATTCTCTTACCTTGAGATTACTGCCATTGCGGATAATGAATATCTTGTTCAGGGTGTTCTTATTGGCTCTGGAACAATCGCAACTCCTTTCGCGGATAGCTAAACCTGAGTGATAGGATGGGGGCGTTGCCCCCGTCCTAAGAGGAGAGTCTCATGGCAGACGCCGTAACTGCTACCACCGTAATAGATGGCCCCAAGTCCGTGGTGATTTATTGCACCAACACAAGCGACGGAACTGGAGAAGCTGCTGTTACAAAAGTAGATGTTTCCGAGTTGTCGAAGCTTCAAGACGGAACTGCTTGTACAGGAGTTCGTATTCAGAAAGTCGTGTTTTCCAATGTTGGTATGGGTGTCAAGGTTCTTTGGGATGCCTCGACGGATGTTATTGCAGTTCAACTTCCGGCGGACTACTCAGACACGCTGGACTATTCGGACATGAGCGGTCTTCCAAATGTCGCGGCTTCTGGCGGAAAAACAGGAGACATACAGTTTACTACTGTTGGTCACACCAGCGGGGACACGTATTCCGTAGTTCTATATTGTTTAAAACAATATTGAGGCGTGTCTTTATGAAAGGCTACTTGTGTCATGGCTGTTTCCGGATCTAAGGATTTTGAACCTAATGTAGCGGAATACGTGGAAGAAGCGTTTGAGCGGTGTGGCTTAGAATTTCGTACAGGATATGATGCGCGAACTGCGCGGAGATCCATTAATTTTCTTTTTGCGGATTGGGCGAACCGGGGTCTTAATCGTTGGACCATAGATCAGGTAACTCAGACCATGGTTTCCGGGATCTCTGAATATCCCATAGGGACAATAACCGCTACTGTAGGATCCTCTACAAATCTTGTTGTTGGTAATACCTTAACAGGTTCTTCGAGCGGTACGACCGCAATTGTCCTAACAAAACCTGGGTCAACTACGGTAACACTAAGTATTCCTTCGGGATCGTTTACCGCTGGAGAAACCATAACGAGCCTGGACAGCAGTGGTTCACCAGTAAGTACTACAATATCGTCAGATCCTAGTATTAGCGACATCCGAGCTACTATTGACATATTATCTGCTGTAATTAGACGGAGTAGTTCGGATATTTCTATTAGCCGGGTCAGCCGAGACGATTACCTAAGCATACCCTCCAAAACAACGTCTGGCAGACCGGTCCAGTTTTACGTGGACCGACAGATAACACCCGTTGTTAAAGTTTGGCCTGAACCTGAAAACAGTACCGACGCATTGATTTATGATCGTCTGGTACGCATAGATGATGCCGACGCTTCTGTGAACACAGTTGAGGTCCCCTTCCGATTTTATCCGTGTCTGGCCGCAGGTCTGGCTTATTACCTTTCCTTAAAAAAAGCCCCCGACCGGGCCTCCGTTTTAAAGTCTATCTATGAAGAAGAGTTCCTTCGAGCAGCCGAAGAAGACCGGGACCGCGCGAGTTTCAGTGTAGTTCCTTCTTATAGTTATCTAAGTGCAACTTCATAATGGCAAGATACGCCTCAAATAAGTATGCCATGGGCATTTCGGACCGGTCTGGAGCCGCGTACCGATTAAAAGACATGCGTAAAGAATGGACGGGTATGCTTGTTGGAAAGGATGAGTGGGAACCTAAGCAACCCCAGTTAATGGTTGTTAAGACGCCTGCTGACCCCCAAGCCCTGAGAAATCCTCGACCAGACCGGACGGAACCTGCTGTAGAGGTTTTACTATCCGGGGATGCTTTCAAATCCTCCTCCAGTGGCTCTGCTACAATAACAGTCACGGAACCTGGGCACGGGAGAAGTACGGGAGATATAGTGCGGTTTCGTTCGGTAAATCCTTTCGACGGATTTACTTCCGCAGTTGTAGAAAATTCTAGCGGTTATTCCATAACCAAGGTTGACAACAGTCGATATACCTTTTCCGCGAGCAGCGGAACGGCAGAAACGGGTAATGTAGAAGGTGGCGGGGAAGCCGCCTCTGCGGGCCCTGCAACGGTGAGCGCATAAGATGGCCTATACTTTCACGACGTTGAAGACAGCTATCCAGGATTACACACAGAACACGGAGACAACTTTTGCCAGCCAATTGCCTCGTTTTATTGTTAATGCCGAAGAACGTATTCTAAAAGAATGCCAGTTAGATGTTTTTCGTAAATCTTCGCAAGGATCCACTACTTCAGGGAGCCAGTATTTATCTAAACCAACTGATTTTTTGGCCCAGAATTCCTTGAGCGTAATTAATTCTTCGAGTAAAGAGTTTCTATTGTACAAACAAGTAACGGCCTTACAAGACTACACGCCGAATCCTGCGACCACCGGGACTCCCCAATACTACGCGGATTGGGACAACGATACGTTCTTGTTGGCCCCTACCCCAGACAGTAACTACGACATGGATCTACATTATTTTTATCGTCCAACATCCATCACCACAAGCTCCGACGGGACGAGTTGGCTTGGGACCAATGCAGAACTCGCCCTTTTGTATGGGAGCCTTGTAGAAGCCTATACTTTTATGAAGGGGGAAGCGGATATTTTCCAGATTTACGATGGAAGATTCCAGGAAGCATTACAATGGATGAAGAATCTTGGGGAAGGTCTCCAGACTAGGGATCAATATCGGTACGATAGAGTTAGAAGGAATGTGGTGTGATGCTTGATCTTAAAGGAGCCTCGGTAGCTTTAGTTGGATTAGGGGGTTCTCAACGAGAATACACCTCCTCGGTAGCTAATGGAGCAGAATATGATGAGGTGTGGGTGGTGAACTCTATGCTAGCGCCCATTAAGCATGATCGAGTGTTTATGATGGATCCGCCGTCTAGATTTTTTGATACCGATTTAGCCGGTAAGCAAACATCCGCTCTTAGAAGGGAACTCCCGAAACATCCAGGTCCCATATACACCTGTGAACTAGATAGCAGGGTTCCTGGGGCCGTTCTTTTTCCGTTAGAAAAAATCATAGAAAAGACAGGGCTTTGCTATTTTAATAATACAATCCCTTATGCGGTAGCTTTTGCCATATACAATGAGATAGGAAAACTTTTCTTATACGGAATAGATTATTCCTATAGAACTAATCTGCATATGGCTGAATCTGGTCGTGCATGTACAGAGTTTTGGCTTTCGGCTGCTATTGCAAGAGGTATGCAGATAGAGGTGGCGTCGTGTTCGGGTCTTTTAGATACCGATGTTCCTATCGAAGAAAAACTATACGGATATCATAGATTAGAGGATCCGTTAATAATAAATATGAAGGATGATACTATTTCATTGATACAGAAATCCAACATCGAGCCTCCAGAGCCCTTGGATGTAGAACCGGTTTTATATGAAAGAAACGATAAAGTTGTTTCTATGCAGGGGAAGGGAAATGTTTAATGTAAATTCGTCGGCTTCAGTGGGTAACATAGATGTGCTCACTTCCGATAACGGGGGTCATTCTATAGAAGAGGTTGCTGAAATGGCCGCGAATAGGATTCTTTATGTTGCGGAGGACGCACCTCCTCCTATACGGGATCAGGCTAGGGCCTTTAAAAATACGCTGAAGCAGACACTAGTTTACTATATGCTGCAAGCAGTAGAGCAAGATAGAGCAACAATGTGTGCTAAATTAAGGAATAGTGGTTATTCCGATTTAGCCAACAATTTGAGGAGTTTGTAAGATGGCTATCACAGCAGCAATGTGTACTTCATTTAAGAGCCAGGTTCTCACGGCAACCCATAATTTCGCCGCGACTGGAGGCAATAGTTTTAAGTTAGCTTTATACGCGGAGGGTGCCGGGGGGAAAAGTAGTACTACAGCTACGTTGGGTGCAACCACTACCGTTTTTACTACAACAGGTGAAGTAGCGTCTAGTGGAACGTATGTAACTGGAGGTTTGGCTCTTACTAATATTGATCCCACTACTGGTGGAACTACTGGTTTTACTGATTTTGCGGATAAAAGCTTTACGACAGCGACCATAACAGCTATGGGAGCTATGATATACAACGATACGAACGGTGACAAAGCTGTTTGTGTTTTAGATTTTGGAAGTAATAAAACCAGTACCTCTGGCACGTTTACTATTACTTTCCCGGCGGCTGCGGCCTCAACGGCCATAATTCGTATAGCGTAATGACTACGCGCGAGGTCAACGGTGGGCTTCAAGATCATTTGGCATACCCGTCTATTCGGGTGCCTGAAGGTCTTCGATATAGCTTGCCGGTCGCGCATTATGATGATGCGCGGATCTGTCGTGATACTTCCTCGATCACTGTCGATGTTTTATACACAGATTTGTATGACCCCGGTCTATGTGAACAGGAATTTCGCGCTGCCGTTGCTTCGGAATTGGCGAAGTGACCGTTTACTGGTGCGACCCGTACTATAACTCCACCAATGGTCGCCTGCACGGGTACACCGGGGCGGGCGCTCTTGGAACTTACACCAATCCTTTCGAGATGGATGGTGATTGTAACGACATAAGTGGCATAACGTCTGGCGATGAAATAAGAATAAAAGGTTTGGCCGAAGCTTCGTTTTTTGGCACTCAACAAGGTCTGACAGCCCATGTCAGGGCTGGAGGATCGGGTGCTGAATATGATTATTATCTACCTACTACAGGCAGTTGGACTACGAGCAGTTTAATCAAATTTCGGACTAGTCAAACCCAGAAAGAAGTCTATTGGTGGTCATATGGCACTCAATGTTATACCGTGAAAGACCTTCAATTTTATTATCAAGGTTTAGGATGTTACCTCGATACTACTTACGGTTATTATGAATTCGACCTTGATTATCGAATCAGTAATTCTATTACTCTCCAGACTGGTAGTTCAGCAGTCACGGCGGGAGTGAAGATAACCGCCGGATGGACAAGCGAAACCGTCAAGAGCGGCGTTTCTGTTATTCATGTCAGTGGTTCAATAGAGTTTGGTCGTCAAAATTTGAGTAAGGTCCCCTGGGGAGGATCAGGAAATTACGGTTTAGAAATAGATGCTACGGAATTAACTCTTGCAGGCACATCAAATTCATATATTTGGATCAACGATCTAACTATTGGAAGGACAATGGCATGTGGAGCATTTAGCCAATTTAAAGTTGGTGTCTCAGAGGTTGGTCATATTCAGCAATATTATGGTGGATATTACGAAAACTGGCATCTAGAAAATTACCAAGTATCAGGACCGGCCAGTGTTAATCTGACCATCGACCATTATTTAGTTCCGTACCAGGCCCAAAACAACACTTTCAACACTGACAAAGATACTAGTGTTAGCCGTTGGAAATTGTTCTTTACAGAGTTCTATGGACCGGGGAGTTCGGGATCGAACCTTGTTGTTCAAAGCGGACATACTTTAGACATCGAATGGAAAACTAACTGGTTACGAGCGGGCAAAAGCTCTGTAACTTATGGGTTAACTACCGGGACGGTTGGAACGTACACAGTAAATTCCACAACAAGAACATTTGAAATGGGTTGGTCGGGTTCCGGCTGTCGAGATGAAGTATTCAGTGGCCCGACTCTGTCATCAGCATACAACACATCAGTCCCAAGCCCCAATAGTAGCGTATCCACTCTATACATAGGCAGTTCTCCGTTTGAAATAGCTACGTCCAGCGGACAATTTGGGCCTTCTATTTTCGTAAAGGCGCTTAACAATACTGCTACGCTCGATGATCTCGACGCAAAAATTATGACCTCAACTCTCAGCACTGTTTATTCGTCTCCGTCAAAATTGACTATTCTGGCGGACGGATACGCGGAGGAACCATGTCAACTTATGTGGTCATCCAATGTGTCTACGGTAGAGTTTCCGGTGGTGATAAACCGCTCGCCCAATTTCTCGGATAAACTTACCTGGCATTTTAGTAGCCACACTGACGGTGGTGTGTACGCCGAGTCCTTCGCCATCGATATGCCAACCATCGCCGAGCTTGACTTTGATTGTGCGTTTACAACGTCGTCTTCACCGGGTGTGACAATAAAGGCACAACTTTATACGGCAAACAGTAGCGGAGTGACAACAGGTTACGGGTTGCAAACTGCGTCGGTAGTTGGGACCGCCGCAACGATTACTCAGACGATTGCTGCCGCAACTTTCACCAGTAATGACGCGCAGTCGGCCTATGCGATTGTGGAGATGACGAAGACAAGTGCCGCCGTGGCGAACGTATCGATTAACACGTTGGGTCTAAGCTGATGGCGTTTACTGATGGCGTTTACTGATTTTGATTTCAGTGATGTTGGTGTTGTCGGGTTATTAAGACCTGTCGCCAGAACCTATGCAATATCGAGTGGCGGTGGAGTTGATGTCACCGTTACGGGCGTTTCCGGGACGGGGTCTATTGGCACCGTCACGGTTGGCGAAGGTGTTGGTGGCGAAGGTTGGGGACGAGGCACCTGGGGTGAAGGTGCTTGGGGTGAAGGCATTGGTGTTACTGTTACTGTCTCGGGCGTTTCCGGGACGGGATCTATTGGCACCGTCACGGTTGGAGAGGGAGTTGGGGTTACCGTCACGGGCGTTTCCGGGACGGGATCTATTGGCACCGTCACTGTTGGCGAAGGTGTTGGTGTCACCGTCACGGGCGTTTCCGGGACGGGTGCTGCGGGCACCGTCACGGTTGCCGGTGGAAGCATTGTCACCGTCACGGGCGTTTCCGGGACGGGATCTATTGGCA